AATACTTTCTTTACAGGAAATGTACCACCTCTAGGCATATTCTGCATATTGGGGTCTGCTCCACTAAACCTGCCTGTTGCAGTTCTATGTTGTAGTAATCTAACATGAAGTTTGCCATCAGGTTTTGTGTAAGTATTTATACCATCAACAAAAGATGATAAGTAAGTTTCTAATGCCGAAAGTCTCTGTAAATCTTCTAAAAATTGTACTGCGTTTGTAAGATTATTTTTCTTTGCTGTACTCTGTAGTATAACTAAATTAGTCTTGTTAACTGTAAATCCATTTGCACTAACCCACTTTGCATTTGGTGGTGTAAACTTTAATCCTGCTATTGAATTGGTAGGTTTGAATTTATATCCATTAGAATTGCAATCGCTACAATTATTAGAATTAGCATATGGTATCCCATTTTTCCTAACTTTTCTTATTTTACCTGTGCCATTACAGGTGTTGCATTGAACTGCAGTTGTCTTATAAACAACATCTGAGTTTTCTTTTATAGTCTGTTTGTAATCTTTTTCTGACATATAAGGTGTAAAGGAATTTGCCCACATAACTTTATCCTTAGGCTTTCTACTGTATATAACCCAAGACATTTGTTCAGGACTACTTAAATTGATAGGAGTATCTCCCATTAGTTGTACAACTTGTTCCTTTAATCTTCCTTCTATCTGATTCTTTTCTTGTTCAAACTCCTGCTTTACTTCTGTGAGTTTATTCTTATCTACAGAAAAACCATTCTTATATATCTTGGCTAAACATACTGACACTTTGTTTGTTAGTATAACTGAATCCATTAGCTTGGCATATTCTTCTGTGTTTAACTTTCTATATAACTTATCTGAAAGTTGTTGAGTTGCCTTTAAATCTGCTGATAAATATTCTTTTAATTCATCTCTTGGTATGCCATCAACTCCAACACCTTGAGCAAAGTAATGTTTAAGTGTATCTTTCTTTTGTGTTTCTAATTCATATCTTTCTGCACAAGCCTCAAGAGACAAGGGTTCTTTAATACCTCTCTGTATTATGTATTCAGCTAACATAGTGTCAAAGACTGCACCATCATATTTATATCCACACTCCCACAACCACATCAAGTCATAGGCTATGTTATGTCCTATGAGAATAGTTGCTCTGTCTAAAACTTCCTGTAGATATATTCCGTCAGGCACATCCATGTTAAATAAATGTTGTTGTCCATTATCTTCTAAACAACCCACCATTATTAATTTATTTGTAGGTTCAAATGGGTCAAGGTGCAACTTGCCATCTCTCTTTGTCGTTGTGTTTTCTACATCAAGTGTTAACTTCATAGATATCTCGCAGTTAAATAATCTAACTCACAATGTTGAACACCATGCCATCCTGATAATTTATTCTTAACAACATTTAAATGTCTAGCAGGACTTTCTTCCTCTCCACCATCAGGATTCTTAACTGTGTCTTTTGCTATTAAAATCATCAAGTCTGCCTCTGCTGCCTTACCTGTTCTACTGCCTTCCATCATTGCCTGATTAAGATAAACTTTACCTTCTGCCTCTGCAGATAATTGTGACATATAAAACATGGCACAGTTATGCATCTTTGCAATCTGTCTTGCATGAATTGCATTTGCTTTTAATGCCTCGTCAGGTCTAGCAAAACCACCTGCCTTTGCAAACTTATCTCCCATATCTAATATTACTACATCAGGTTTGTAAGATTTGCAAACACTTTCTACCCAATTCATATCTCTTCCTGAGGCATCCTTAATAAATATATTCTTCTTTACTGCCTCGTATTTATCTCTTGCCTTGTCAGGACTTTCTTTTATCTCATGCATTGTCATGCCTGTAGCTGATGTTAAATATCTTGCACCAACTCTATGTGCTGATTCCTCGTTACATAACACAACACACCTAGCACCTTGATGTGCAAAGCCACCTTGTCCTGCAACAAGTGAGGCATGGAATGATGTCTTGCCTGTATTTGGTCTAGCACCTATCTCAATCAAATGTCCTGCACTCACTCCTTCTACTTTCCTAGTCAATGCAGGAATATTAAATATCCACTTTGCCTCTAAACTATTTTTAGCTATTAAAGTTTCCAAACTCATGTCATCCCATTCAATGTTTAAATTAGGTGTAAAATCATCTCCATATAATTCCAAAATATTACGAATGGGTTCAAGTGAGGATTGAGTACCATTAACGTAGTCAAAGCCGATATTAGCAATGTCCTCACCAACCACCTGCTGAAATAACTTAGATAATACTTCCTGTGCAACATCTTCTCCAAGTGGGTTCTCCTTTTTTATTTGTGTAAACAAACTCAAGTAGGCTTGTTTTTGTGCAGTAGTCATTGATGGATTGCCTGATATAAACAAGGCTTCAATCTCATCAGGTGTTACTGTTCTTTCATATGTGGACATAGCCTTGTCGATAGCCTGTTTAATTTTTCTTACATCTTTACTAAACAATCTATCAGGACATTTTGCTCCTCTATGTTCATCATAGAATTTTTTGTCCATTAAACTTCTAATTAACGATAGTTCCATGTTGTTTCTCCTTAGGGGTTAGGTTGTATAAATTATTTAAATCTTCTTCATTTCTGTATTTCAAATCATCCTTTAGTTTTAAAACTCTTACGTCACTTACATGACCTCGTAACTCTTTTGCAAAGGCTAGTGTCTTGGGCATTGCATCAGGGTCTAATGCTATTATCACAGTTGAGAATTGCGATAGGTACTTTCTATGTGCATCACTCAATGATGTTCCCAACACAGCTACCCCTACAAAAACATCACTACCTACAACAGAGGCACTTATGCAATCCTCAACCACGACTCCCACATTACCACAACCAAAAGAAAAAGGCAAGTTATTTTTTCCATACCTTTTCCATTTAGGTAATCGAAAAGTTGTAGAACGACCAATGGCATCTACAATAATCCCATTATCCTTGATAGGAAAAACAATCCTCTTATCTTTAATGTCATAGTAGAGTGGTATTCTTTTATAATCAATTTCATATTCACTTATAAATTTTATAATCTCAGGTCTATCTGCATGATGAACTATGTACTCAGGCATAGTAAATGTATCATCTAGTTGTTTAACTAATTGTAATGATGTCTTTATATCATCAACAGATAAGTGTATTCTTTTTGAACCTGACAATCTACAGGATGCCTTGTAACAGTTCCATAAAAGATTGCCCATATTATTTGTAACACTAAAAGTTTTATATCCATTACATTGTGGACAGTTATATCTTTTACTTTCTCCTACATTTAAGTGTAAATCATTTATATATGTATATACATTCATATGTGTATCACTTAATATGTATCATTTAATTATTAGTATCGTAATTTTTTCTAGTTGTCAAGGCTCTTTTTGCACTTTCATAAGTATTTTTCATGTAAGGCTTAACAGACTGTGGATTTGCATGACCTGTAACTGACATAATCTGACCCATTGAGACCCCTGCCTCTACCATCTCAGTAGTACCTGTTCTTCTTAAATCAGCTATTCTAAGCTCATTAGGTAACCCACAGAGCTTGATAACCCTTCTTGCTACTATGGATAGCCTATGAAGTGAATAAGGCTTGTATGAGCCTCTTAGGGTGCTTGGATAGGGTGCGACATATTCTTGGAAGTCATAGTCTTGTTTCTGTTCCTTTAACATTTCAAGTAAATTTTCGCTGATAGGTAGGGTAACACTTGCACCTCTCTTAGATTGTTCAAGACTGAGTATACCCTTGTCAAAATCTATGTTCTCAAACTTTAACATCCTCATATCTCCAACTCTCTGACACCATTCATATGCCATTTGTATAATTAAACCTAAACTTCTATACTTAAAATCATTGTAACAGTAATCTAACATCTGTGTTATCTGTTCTCTTGTCCACACAACCTTTCTAGGCTTGGTAACTTTGCATTTAAATGTAGAGAATGGATTGTATTCTGCATATCCCATCTCCATAGCAAAGGAATAAACTTTCCTAGATGTTGCAACCATGTGGTTTGCCATATAAATGCCACGTTTTAGCCACTTTTCATATGACTGCCTAGCCATAGCACCTGACAACTTATTTACTTTAGTTGTACAAATAAAATTTTTGTTGAGTTGAGTGCCTAACATTGACTCTAAACAATTCGTATAATCTACTTGAGTTTTGTAGGCTAACATATTGAAATCACTAGATTTATAGTATTCGTTAACTAACTCTTTTATTGTCATTTTACTCATTTTTAATCAACCTTTCTATACCTTTTTTACCATCTTGAATATATAATTTTCCTTCATATGCACAGGCTACTTTCATACCAAGTTCTACTTGTGAATCTGATAACTTATTAGTTCTAAATTTAGTTGTTCCATCTTTAGTTGTATAAACAGTAGGTGTTTTAACATCTATTAATAATTTCTCTTTTGTTTCAGTATGTATAGCCACAATATCTGCAAATCCCACACAAGATATGTTTCTAAAAACTTCATATCCTTGTTCTAATAAAAGATAACAAACCTGAACTTCAGATATATCTCCTTTTCTCTTTTCGCTAAACATATTAATTTTTCCTAAACTCTATTATAACCCATGCTATGAACATAGGTATGAATGTTATAATATAAACTATCCAAACTAGCAGGGAATAAACATTGTGCTTTTTTGAATAGTCTTCCCAAGATAATAATATCATATCATCTTCTTTTTGTTGTTGTTTTGTTTCAGTCATACAACTGTCTTGTAAGTTTGTAATGTGCCTTTCATATCATTAGATTGGCTCATATATTCTTTACCAAATGCAAAAACATATATTTGTTTTTTCTCTTCATCAGTACAAGATGATATTTTTTTATCTTTAATTATTTTAATCATTTCAGTTTCTGATAATTTCTTCATAATCCTACTCCCATAAATCCTAGTATGAATGCCATGCAACACATACCAAGTATAAACCAAATTAAATCTTCATTATTCATTCGTCATTCTCCTGTTGTCTATTATATAAAGTCATACCAAAGTCATATCCTTGGTTGTAATAATAAGTTTCCCCATGATAGGTTGCTCTAATACCTTTAAAAAAACCATCTGCTGCACCATCCTTAAATGCTTTTAATACACCATTTGATTCTATCTTCTTATCTAACTCATGTGCATCTATTAACTTCTGTGCTAATTGGTCTCGTTCTACTGCCATTATTTACTCCTTTCTAAATCCCACCTATAAAATATGTGGTCATCTATTCTAGTTATATAAGTCTTTGTTTCTGCCCAACTAGGATTAACATAGTAGGCATGGTAGTGTGTAGCACCCTCAAGATAGGCATCAAGATATCCATAGTAAACACCTTTAGCTACTGATAGAGATTCTTCCCATGCCTCTTTTTCTTTAGCTACATCACTCTTGCCATCACAATACCAACTGAATTGACATTGATTCCTAATAGGCACAGAGGGTTTCCATTTGTATGTCAACCCTTGTTTAACAACATCACACACATTGTTAGGATAACGTGAATCAGCTACTCTGTTCATCACGACTTCTGCTACTGCTATCTGTCCTGATAAACTTTGATTCTTAGCCTCGTGATATACATTGAGTGCTAGACATACTATTGCCTCAGCTATCATGATACTTTTTCCTCTCCATAAATAACTTCTTCAAAGTGTCTGATAAGCATATCTAAACTTTCACAAGCACCTTTGTATTCTGCATGAGAATGGCTATCGTTTCCCTCGTGAAAATCATTTTTAATATCTGTAGCTACATTTTTAATTCTTTTTAATGTAATTACATTTTGAATGTATTTATCACTCATAATTCATCTCCTTGTTTTGGTGAAATAAAATCTAAATTAGTACCATAACTAACTACACAATATATACTATGTTGAGGATGAAACTCTACAATAGTATATGTTTTAGTTTTTATGTTAGCATATATCTGCAAAGGTATCATGACAGGTTTTTCCTGTAATCCTTCTTTACTTCTAACTTTAGCTAGTTGTACTGCATTAAATAATAACTTTTCATTTTTATCTTGTATTGTATACATCATCTCTTTTTCTTTTGCACACATGACAGG